GCCTCGTGCGACAGTCTGCAGCAGCTGGTGCTGTGGTATGAAGAAGAGCTGACACGCATCCGGAGCGAGACCAGGAACGAAACTTCGAATGACGTTCAAACGGTAGAAAAACGCCCTCCGAACCGGATGCGGACGTTTATCACAGGTATATTGGCCGGCTTGTTGGCCGGTGTGTTATTAACCATCAAACTGAAAAAACGATGAACAAGAATTTTATGTACGGCCTCGGTGCCGTAAAATACAAGGATTTTGTAGTGGGTTATATCGAGAAAGGTTCGTTTGACCTGGGCGGGAAGAAGCCCGAGGCTGCGAAGATCGAGGCGGAACAGGTGCCGGGAGCCCCGGTGCTGATTATTCCTCAGAGCAACGGCAGCATCGCGCCCACATTCAACGTAATCAAGATGGACTACAAGAACCTGCATGCCTTGCTGGGCGGATCGCTGCACTACAAGAAAGAGGACATCGAGAAGAATACCCCCGTTGGCTGGACTGCCCCACAGGCCACCATTCTGATGCAGGGACCGTGGGAACTCAGCCTGGTGTCCGGACAGAGCGTGCTGATACCGAACGGCACGCTGCTTTCCAATCTGGGCGGCAAGCTGACGCTTACGGAAACGGCCAAGATAGAATGCACCCTTGAGGTGGCTGTTCCGGAAGACGGTTCGCAGCCTTACGGCGTGTTCGATACGGAAGCAATACCGGACGAGTGGAAGCAGTACAAGCTGCCAGCAGCGGAAGCCGCGGCTGCAGCATCGCTCCAAAGCGAGGAGGGCTAACGCATGGCAGACCGGCTGGAACGACTGATAGAGATGGAGTGTGCGGACGCACTGCTGGACAGCGGCGTGTCCGTTCCTCTTAAAAGGTGGAAGCTTCCGTGGCTGAAACGCCCGGTGGAGGTGCGTGTGACGATGAAGCGTCCGAGGCTGCGGGGTCAGATTCTGCTGGCGCGGGAATACCTGAAGATGGGTGTCAAACCCGACTGGCAACCGAAGGACAAGACCGAGGAACTGGCCTTTGTAGCGGAACACGGTAATGCCGTGAGCCGTCTGCTGGCCTATACGGTATGCCGGGGCTACGTGTCGCGGCACGTGGGTATCGGGGTGACGGCATGGGTGCTGCGGAACTTTGTGGAGTGGCGCTATCTGACGGCCATGTTCCGGACATTCGAGCGTCTGATGGGCACGAAGGATTTTATGCGTATTATCAGCTCGGCGGCGCGGGCGAACCCGATGACCCCGAGACTGAGCCGGGCAAGGATGGGGAGTTAAGAACCCGGTATGAGGGTTCCCATAGCCCTTTCGGCTTCGTGTGGCAGATAGCGAGTGCGACGGGCTGGAGTGTGGACTACATTCTGGACGGGGTGAATTACCAGACGCTGATACTGATGCTGAGCGACGCGCCGCGGT